GAACGAGGTGTTGTAGCCCACGGCGGTCTTCGACGTCTCGGGCTCGGCCTCTTCGAACGCCGCGACCTGGATGTCGAACTGGATGCTGACCAGGTTCGTGCCGCTGAGGCCGTTACTGGTGATGATCTGGACCTGCGGCTGCGTGTTGTTGAGCATGTACAGCAGCGCGGCTTCATTGGGGACCGCGGCGAAGTTCAGCTTCCCGGAGACCGACAGGCCGCCGCGCTGGATGATGAACGGCGTCTGCGCGCCGTTGGCGTTGTAGAACACGCCGAGTTCGCGCTTGATGTCGATCTCGCCGTCCGACACCGTCGTGACCGGAGACCCGGAGACGGTGCCGCCGATGCCGACCGTGGTCTGCCAGGACGCGATGGGGATCACGCTGCTCGGCGACGCGGTCGGCTGCGACCCGAGGATGACGCTCGGGTAGGCGGTGCCCTTGCAGTCGAACATCAGCAGTTCGGACTCGGCGTTGAACTTGAAGTCCAGCTCGCTCGCGCAGAAGCCCGGGTACTGGCGTGCACCGCTGGTTGCGGTCGGGCCGAGGTAGTGCGTCAGGGTGTGGGAGATGGGCTGGCCCCCGCCGGAGTTCAGGAGGCTCCAGGCGTAGGTGTAGGGGCCGGTGACCGGTACGACCGGCTGGGCCGCGGCATGGGTGTAGACCAGACCGGTGGACGGCAGCGTGATCGGGATCGTGTAGGGCCCGCTACCGGTAGGGGTGCCGGTGGTGACGCACTCCGCTGTCGCGCCGGTCCCGATCTGCACGATCGTCCCGTTCGGGATCGAGGCGACAGCCGGGAACGACATCGCCCCGGCGGCGGCCCCGCCCGTGCCCAGAGTCGTGGACCCGGACCCGGTGGGGGTGCCCGTGGTGGAAAGGTCGCCGAGGATGTTGCGGAGCCAGAACCCGATGCCGTCGCCGAAGACCGGACCGCCGACCTCGATGTCGGCAGCCTTGACGCCCGGGATCTCGTTGAACGAGTCGGTGGCCATGGCGCCACGCCATGCCTTGTCGGCCAGCCACTTCGGCATGTCCTTGGGCTTCAGCGAGTCGATCAGCTGAGTCCAGGTCCCCGCCACGGCGGTACCCTGCGCGGACTCGTTACCGATCAGCAGGAATTGCTTGGACGGAGCCCACGTGATGGGAGTCGGCACGGGTCACCCCTCCTCTACGGTGTCGGCCGGCGCAGCCACCGGGCGGGGCTCGTTGTCCGGGCTCGTGTTCACGGGCAGGTCGGTCGGTTCCCAGCGGCCGTCCGCGGGCGGCGTGGCGTCGGGCCACGCCCACACGTCGCCGGGGCGGCAGGTCAGGGGGATGTGCGGGTACGTCACCGGGTAGGGCGCGATGTAGACGTGGGCGCCCGGAGACGGTGAAGCCCCCGTGTCGGCGGGGGCTTCGGGGACCTCGGTGGTCTCGGGCGGCGGGGTGTTTCGGGGCATGCGGCGCCTCCCGGACGCATCGCGGACGGGCAGAGGAATGGGGGTGGTCGAGCTATGCCTGGACGAACTCGCACGCCGCGAAGGTGACTTCCATGAAGTGCTTCGTCAGCTCGGACTTCGACTCGGGCTGCCCGTAGCTGCACGAGATGCCGTTGCCGGCGCCCTCGATGTACTCGCCGGCCTGGAAGACGGAATCGCCCAGGGTGCGGTCCAGGCGCATCCAGTCGACGATCGCGTCCCGCAGCTCGTAGGCGTCGTCCTGGGCGTCTTCGGCGTACTCACTGCGCGAGCGCAGGAAACAGGCCAGCGACACCTCGTAGTTGACCTGCTTCATACCGGAGTGCTCGCCGCCGAGGGCGACGCGGAACTCCTTCTGGCGGTAGATCGTGACGACCATCTGGGCGCCCGTGCGGGCTCCTGGCTGCTGGCCGTGGAAGAAGTCGTTGTGGTCGTCGCGTTTCGGGAAGGCTCGGCGGACGACTCCGACGCCGGGGATAGGCGAAGACCGGTAGGTACGCGAGGGCTGGTCGTAGGGGCCGCCGAAGTAGCGGCAGATGCCGTCGAGGACGAGCTGAATGCTCACCGGATCCTCCGGTACTTCTCCAGGATCCGGGTGGCCTCGGCGACCAGTCCGGAACCGTCCTGGCGCGTGTCGGTCTGCCGGGTGCCCGTGGACAGCTTGGTGTCGGGGTACGAGTCCTCGGCGGCGGTGTCGGGGCGCATCAACTGCGAGATGGCGTAGTTGATGACCGCGAGCCGCAGGTCGGCCGGCATGCCGGAGAAGTCCTGGCTTGTGGTGTGCGCGAACAGCGTCGGGGAGGCCAGGGCCACTGTCGTCGGCGCCGGCGCGAGGGGCGGCACGCTGATCGCGGGGGGAACCCATGAGGTCGACACCGTCACGGTCTCCTCGGCGCCCGGATCCCAGATCCGGTACTGGGCGCCGGGGAGGATTCCCGTCGGGTCGGCCACCGTGATGCTGGTGGCGGCGGCGGACGCGTCGGCGGCCAGCTGCGTCGCCACCCAGCCGGCGGTGTAGGCAACCTGGACGTACAACTCGCTGCCCGCGCCGGGAAACCCGAACTGCAGGGATCCTGACCACGGCGAGCTGTTTGGGCCGAGCGGCACGGTGAGGTTGTTGTCCTGCACCCAGGACGTGGGCGACGACAGGATGGTCAGGGTGCCGATGGTGTAGCCGTAGCCGACCTGAACCAGGCTCAGGTAGGGCGAGTGGTCCAGGTGGAGGCGCAGGTTGCCGTAGCGGTCGGTGCGCGCCCGGGTGTTCTGCACGACGGTGTGCGCGGCCAGTTCCTGTTCGGCGTAGTTGTCGCACCATTGGGTGGCCATGAGCAGCACATTGGTCAGCTCGGCGGTCTGGTCCGATTGCAGCGACGAGCCCGAGCGCAGGTCGTCGAGGTCCAGGTAGGTGGGGTGGGCCTGGAAGGCCGCGGTGGAGACGTATGGGGCGGTGACGGGCACCGGTCGGCCCTCCTAGTGTCGCGGGCCGAAGTGCGTTCCCTGTTTGCTGCTGTGGCGGCGGTCGGCGGGGCCGAAGCTGCTGCCCTGGGGTGCCTGATATCCGGGGCCGAACTTTGATCCGGCGGCGTGCCGGTGGGTGCTCGTACGGCGAGGGGCTGACGAAGACTGCTTCCCCTTCGTCGAGGGCGTCTTCATCTTCGCGGCAGCCTTGCGGGACTTCGTGTGGAAGTGGCGACCTTTCAGTCGCTTCGATAGGCGCGCTCGGGCTGCCTTGGAGAGCTTGAAGTGCTTGCCCTTCATGCGCTTCGAGTCAGCCGCCCGCTCGGTAGCCGACTCCTTGCGCTTCTTCTTCGCCATCGACTACCGCCGTTCGGCGAAGATCCACGCTCCGGCCGCGAATGCCGCCACAGTGCGCTCCGACCGGCCTTCACCAGTGGTGAGCAGCAGCGTGCCCGTGTCGTCGACCTCTAGGTCGTCAACCTCATACGTCTTCTCCCGGTTGGCCCCGGGGAGTTTGACGACCACGCTCACTGGGCGGAGGCGATGTAGGCCGTGACGGTCGGCGCGGTGCCGCCGGTCAGGGTGCCGAGGTTCGCCATCACGTAGCGCACGGCCTTGCCCGTCGCGGTCTGCACGTCGCCCGTGGTGGAGGTGGACGTCGCCAGGGTCAGCCACGGGCCGGAGGCCGACAGCGAGCCCTGCAGGGTGACGCTGACGACGCTGGGGGAGCCGGTGACAGTCGTCTGCAGGGTGTGGGTGGATCGCACCACGCCCAGGTCGAAGACAGTGCCGGGGCCGGTTGAGGTCGCCGCGTTCAGCGACTCGTACGGGCCGGATCCGCTGGAGACCGGCAGCGCACCGCTGGAGCTCAGCGACATGAGGTTACCCTCGCCGTCCGTGATCGCAACCGCCTGCGCGGCCGGCGTCAGGGGGTTGCCGACGGGCTGGGTGACGGCGGCGTGAGCGAAGCCCTGAATGATCACAGCCATCAGGCACCGTCCCAGACTCGGACCCACTGGCCGTGCGAGCACCCGACGCATCCGGCGCCTGCGGGCGCCCCGCCGGGCAGGCACGATCGACAGGGGGTGTCTTCGACGCCAGGAAGTCCTACGAGTTCCCAGTGCGAGGCCGGTTCGGCTGCCGGCTCCTGCTGTGCCTCGGGGGCGGCAGGAGCATCGGGTTCAACGGCAGCGGGCTGGACGGGCTCGTCGTCAGGGTCGGGCGCGACGGCGTCGGGCAGTACCTCTGGCTCAATCTCGGGCTTCGAGGCCGCGGTCTTGCGTGCGCGAGGGGGCATCAGGTGGCCTCCTTCACGCAAGTGCCGCCGCACCGGCTGCAGGTCGTCAGGAAGGCGCCGAACCCGCAGGAGGAGCAGCGGTAGCCCAGTCCGGCCCGGGTACGCCCGGACAGGGATGCCGGGAAAGCGCCCTCGGCGAGCAGAGCCTTGATGTGCTGAGGGTTGTCGACATCGGCAATGCGGCCCTGGTAGCGGGTCACCCGTCCGGTTTCCGCGCCCTTGACCTCCATGCCGGCCACGGCGCCATCGGGCGCTGCGATACGCATGATGATGTTCCTTTCACGGCGCAGGGCCCGGCCGGGAAGTGGCCGGGCCCTGCAGCGATGGGTGGATCAGGCGGCGGTCACGCCGGAGACGCAGCCGTTCCACGCCGGCGCGTAGCACAGGAGCGTGCCGAACCAGTAGGAGCTGGACTCGTAGGCGAACTGGGTGACGGGCCAGTCGATCCCCATGAAGTCCTGCACGTTGCAGACGGACCAGACGTTGGAGACCTGGGTGTCCGGGATCGGCAGGGTGTCGGAGATGATCGGGCAGACGCCCTGCGGCATCCAGGGGTTGACCTCCATCTCGACGCGCTTGCCGGTGGTCTCGTTCATGATCGCCGCGGCGACCGAGCCGAGGACCACGCCGGACAGCTCCGACTGCGCGACCTGCAGGAAGTAGTTGTTCGACGACCCGGCCTTGAGGGTGTCGGACTGCTGCTTGCGGTCGGCGCCGTTGAACAGGATCCGGTCCGGGTCGGCCTTGACGCTGTTGTACAGCGAGCTGAACGCGGACTGGAACTCGGAGCCGGGGTTGCTGGTCGAGAACGTCGAGTTGATCTTGACGTTGTAGCCGGACGACGCGCCCATGGCCCAGGCCAGGATCCCGTCGTAGCCCGCGCCGTACGCCGAGGTGTCGGCGGAGGGCGGGTTCGCGCCCGTGGTCGGGATCGCACCCTGGAGCACGATGCCGGTGCCGCCCGCGCCGCCGCTGTTCGCGGACTGGTTCGGGAACCGGCCGTAGAAGAAGAAGCTGCTGTTCGCGGGCTGCGACGCGCCGGTGCCGATGTACACCTTGTAGCCCAGCGCCTGCGGCACGTCGGTGAGTCGGATCACGGCGTTGTGGCCGGCGGTCGGGGCCAGCGTCGCGACGCTGGACACCACGGACTCGCCGAACGCGCCCGCGTCGGAGGTGACGTAGACGTAGATGTTGGTGGTGTAGCCCGTCAGCGCGACCTGGCCGGTCCCCACGGTGTTGTCGACGACCGACACGCCGGTCGGGGCGGCCATGGCGCCGGCGTAGCCGGAGGCGGTGCCGCGGCCCATGAGGAGCATGCGCTCCTCCATCAGCATGCTCGCGTACAGCAGGCTGGTGCGGGACAGCTGGCGGATGTCCTGGTAGCCCTGGCCGGCGTACTGAGCAGACCAGGTGACCTCGTCGGACATGCTGAACTGGCTGTACGGCAGCACGACGTCGTAGCCCGCGTAGGCGATCTTCGGGCCGCGCGCGTAGTACAGCGAGTTGCTGGCCCCGGACGGGGCGAAGTTGTTCTGGGTGGTGTCCTGGATACCGGGGTGGATGTTGCCCACGCCGCCGGTCCCCGAGCCGGTGAAGCCGCTGATCACCTTGAAGCGGTGGCTCGTGCCCATGCCCTTGATGCGCGGGATCCGGTTGCGCAGCGGCGTCGGCCGCGGCGCGAGAACCTTCGCGGGGGCCTCCAGGTCGAACGCGACCAGGCCGGTACCGACCGGGCTGGTCAGGTTGATGTCCTTGACCAGGTCCGGAGTCTGGGCCTTCAGCGCGTCCAGCGCACCGGCGATCGACGCCAGGGCCTCCGCCGACATCGACTTGGACAGCTCCGGCGCACCGAGAGCCTTCTCCAGGTAGCCGTACGCGGTC